ATCGGAAATTCGGCCTGGGCCTTGTTCAGCTTAGCGACGGCGGCGTTGACGGCTTCCTGGGCCTTGCTGAACTGCTGACTCTTGGCCAGGGACGCCTGAGCCGCCTTACTGTAAGCGGCCAGTGCCTTCTGGTGCGCCTTCGTGTGCTCCTCGATGGCTTTGGTCCCGCGATCCCAGGGCTTGTCGCAGGTAGGGCAATTCGCCGGGGTGCGCTTGGCGGTATCCAGGTGGTGGGCAGCGTGGTCTACGTCGCGCTTAAGCCTGCCCTCCTCCACGCGCAGTTCCGTAAGCTCTTCCCGGAGCGCGTCGAGAATTTCCTGCTTCTCGTTAACGACGATCTCCAAAGTCTTTTCTTTTTCCGCCGTGAGCTTAACCCGGCGATCAATTTCCTTTTTGATCTCCTGCATCCGGTTTTGGCGGACAACGCTGGCTTTGGTCAGGGCGGCGATGTTTTCAGTCAGTTGCTTCAAGTGCGCCTTGGCCTGCTTGACCTCAGCATCGTAAACGTTTTTGGCTTCCGTGTAGTTGGCCTGGGCTGTCTGTAAATCAGCTTCGGCTTCGCCGACCGCCTCTTTGGCCTGGTCTACAGTCGCACGGTCACTGACCAGCTGCTTTTTGAGATCATAGGCTTTTGCACTGGTGCTCTTCTGGAAGTTGTTCCAGCGCGGCTGGCACAAGGCAGCCATCAGCAGTTCGACCGATTTGCTCTCGCTCAGCTCTGAAAAGTCCAGCATGTCCCCGTCCAGGTGGACGGTCCATCCGGCCAGGTCCGTGGGCACGGTGACGATCTTGGTCAGGTCTTCGCGGGTGCTGTCGATGCGGTCCCGGTAGATTTCCTGCCCGGCATACGTGTATTTGAGTCCTTCCCCGATAGCGCTGATTTCAGGGCATTTGAAACCCAGTTCGACCTTCAAAGGCTGGCCCTTGTGCTCGCAATTAACGACCACGTAGCTGTCTCCTTTGCCCTGGGAGCTGTAGTGGCCCAGCTGGGTGTAGCGGCCCTTAACGCCGAACAGCGTGCGGCTGATAGCTTCGCCCAGAGCCGTCTTGCCGCTGCCGATCGAGGCCATTTTTCCCCGTGCGGCTGAATTTATGCCGCGCACCAGGACTAAACCCCGTTCTGGGAACTCGATTACGGCTTCTTTAACTGTGGTCCAATTTCGGATCGCCACAGACTTAAGGATAGTGTCTGCCATGCCTGGGAAGAACGTAGTTAAAGCGTGCGAGCTGCTGAATTACTAGCCAAAATGCTGCTGGATGAAGGCTGGTGGGACACAGTCAAGGGTGCCGTCACGGACCCAAAGGCTGCCTACCAAGCTGCCAGGAAGGGCGTGAATACTTTCCGCAAGGATTGGGGAGGCTTTTGGGACCGGGCTGAGCAGGCACGCAAAGATGCCAGAAAACCGCCACAGTATGAGCCGTTAGGACTTGCCCCGGTTCGTGGAAAAAAAGCGAAGAGTATCGCTGTCGTTTACGGACCCAAGCTGCCTGCAACCGGCTACTATATGACCGGCCAGACGATGGAAGAGGTCTTGAACAAGCTTGATAAGGGCCTGGACCCTTACTTGCATTCTGTCGGTACGGAAGCTGATTTCACAGCTAAAGAGTTGGGTGAAGCCGAACCACCTCCGATACCCAAGTCCAAGCCCAAGCGTAAACCGACTGTGCGCCGCCACGAGCTTCAGTACAACCTGGCCGCGATGGTCAACAGCTGGGTCATCAACGGTTACCAGGTGTGGCTGCGCACCGAGGCGGGCGTAATTTACTATTTCGGGGAGCGCCTTCGCGATATTGACAAGAAGCTGGCGGAAATGATGGGGGTCACAGGCACCACCGTTATTCGCTGGATTCGTCGCGCAAACATTAAGTCGGCGAAACCTTTTGACCATTACCAAGGCATTACCGGCGTGGATGTGAACGTGCCGATGTCTGACGAAGAGCAAGAGCTGGATCAGCAGAAACGGGACAACTACGCGATCAAGCAGGCTATCCGCAGAAACAAGGGTCTGTCTTTCGATTCAGACGCGTTCCGTGGCATTTCCTCCAGGGCCAAACAGGTCATTCGTGATCTGCCGGATGAAACAACAACCGGGGGCACTCCCTGATGGAAACGTTCCTCTTTGAGGATATGACGTTTGACCAGCTGTTCCGGTACTCGGAACCGAAGCGGGTCAAGCGCTCCACGACGGTTCGGGGACCGCCGTTGGAAATTCAGGGTAATTCGGACACGGTCTATCACGTTTTCAATTTCAAGTCGTTCCCGTCTACGACCGGGCTTCGACATCACGGCTATGTCCGGTTCAAGAAGCCAGCACAGGGCAACCCGCGCAAGCCTCTCCAGCACATTCCCTGCGAGGTTGACTGTACCTGCCCGGATTTCCGATATCGGTGGGCCTGGGCGGATAAGCAGCGCGGTGCGTCTCGCGTCGGCAAGCAGTCGATGAACCAGGCGCACAACCGCGCTCCTCGCATCACCAACCCGGACAACATTCCCGGCCTGTGCAAGCACATCCTGGCGGCGCGGGACTACATTTACGGCATGTTGGCCAAGTTCCCCGGTGGCGAGCCTGATACCGGTGAAAAGCTGGCGCAGCTGGTGAAGTATGCGGATAAGCGCTGGGCCAATTTCGACACCCTGATGGCCAAGGCCAAGGACCAGGAGAAGTGGTTCACCGCCGTCAAAGCCGCCGTTAATCAGGGCCAGGGCGGTAACCTTGACGTGATCTACGACATTTACCAGGCGCAAGGCGGCAAGTTCATCGGCATCCCTAAAGGCGTTCCAGCGCGGGGTGCTATAAAGCCGGGAGAAGAGCCGCCTGAAGGGGAGGAGCCGCCGCCCTTGCCGCCGCGCCAGCGCCCGCCGCGTGCGCCGCGCCCAGGCCCGGAGCTGCCAGCCGCAGGCAGGCCGACTTTGCGTGCGCCGACGCCGCCGACACCGGCAGCCACGGCAGCCGCTGCGCTTCCGATCCCTCCTGGGCAACGCGGGCGTGGTTTGCAGCCTCCGCCTCCAGCGCCCACTAAAAACAATCTGCCTATTGGCCGTAAAACGGGCAAGCCGACAGGCACAGCAACTCCGCCCGGTAAACGCGGCCAAGTAAAACGGCCCGGTCGTGAAGAGAGTTTAGCAAACTCTGACTCGACGCGTGTAAGTAGATTAAACGGCTCCAGCGATGGGGCAAATAACACTGAGAGTATGAGCAAACTCAACGAAGCCATTAAACTGATCGAAGAGATTGAGTCCGACGACGGAATCGAGACTCCGAGCGAGATCGCTGGCGAGATGGCTGCGGTGGATGCCCCTCCGCCGAGCGAGCCGCCCGTAAGTGACGACGCTATCGGTGCTGACACCGAAGGAAACGTAGTCCTCCAACTTCTGGCCGACATCAAAGACCTGCTGTCGCAGCTGGTCGGCGCTGAAAGTGGGGAGGGTGAATTTGGTCCCGAGGGTGAACTTGGTCCCGAAGGCGAAGGTGAAGGCGAAGGTGAACCTTCGATGCCTCCTGGCGGCGGAGACAACATCCCCGTGGATGCGCTTCCTGAGCCGGACGAGGACGAGGAGGAGGACGAGGACGAAGACGCCATGCCTCCGCGCCACGCTCCCGAAGGCCAGGACTAATCGGATGACTTACTGCCGCCGTAACGACATAAGCTTATGATCTATCCAGGTGAATACCCACAGCCGTTGGTCCGTACGACCAACGTCCAGTGCCCGGTCGTGGGCGGCTACATCACCGCCCGGCTGCAAGTTCAAGGTGACCTTACCCAGTCGGCGACGGCGTCAACCTTGACTGGCTCAGGCTACGTGGACAATACCACGATGGTCACGGTCGAGAACACAGGGCTTAACACGTTCTCGATGCAGCTGCTGGGCACCAACGACTACACCTCCGGGCCGCGTGAGGACGTCGGCACCATCAAAACCCTTGTCCCGAATGGGCGCACCGTTTACAGCGTTGTGCCTCGCCACACCTATTTGGAAGTCAAAGGTGTCAGCGGCACAGCTGCTCTTCGGATGCAGTTGTCATCGCGCCTTCGTTGGGATGCCCTGGGCTTTGACAAGACCGATCCGTTCTACCCGCCACAGCTGGTTAACGCGAAGAATCCGCTTACTGGCGCGGTTTAAGAGCCGCGCTCCGGTCCTGGACGGTGAGGAAAGCCCCGCCTGTTGCAGCTTTTCCAGCGCCCTTGGCTAACGTAGACGACTGCGCTTCCCGCACGTTGATATCGTAGCCAGGGGCGTTTTGTTCTGCCTGAAGCGTGTCCACCCCGTAGGCTGCCATATTGTTTGCAGAAGCTCTGGCCGTGCGCTGTTCGCCGCGCTGCAAAACGTAAACGGAATTGAGTTCACCCTTCTCGACCATGTGTTGAGCCGCAGCCACAAGATATAAGCCGCTCCAGGTTGAAGAATTTTCTGCGTTCGGATCGATGGTCAGCCGCATCAATTCGCCAGGTCGGATGAAGAAGGTCTTGGAGGTTTGCAGCTTCAGCTGAAAACTTTCGCTTCGGGCAGCTTCGTACGCATTTTGGGCCAGGGCCTGACAGCCTGCTTCCTCGTCGCGTGTGCTTATGCGGTGCTCGCAGATGTTCCGGTAAAGTTCCATCCATTGGTCCATGCGCGGCATTGAATTGCTGAGGCGTATGGCTTTGTTCGGATCGCTGCTGACTTCTTTGCTCTCACCCCGGTAAGGGTCGTAGTAAACGATGCGGGTGCCTGCGGACCCATCACCAACTTTGGCCTGGATAATGTCGTAAGCTTCCAGGCGCGTAGCCGGGGAAGCGTAATAGTTGAACTCTTTTATGGCGGTCTGGTACTCGACGGTGTGAAAATGGAGCACATTGTCCCGGACAAACATGTAGTAATTGCCGCGCCCACGGGTGCTACGCGCCCGAGGCAGCAAACGGGAGCGGATAAACTCAAAGTCGCCTTCAAAACTCTGAATCCACACAGCTTCACCCTGCGTATCCTCAATGACGGTGTCGCTAAACCCGTTTTCGGTGGCCAGCTTCCGCACGATAGTGCTGATAGTGCCCCGGTGCGCCCTGGTTAGGCTGTAGCCGTCGTAGTACTCGGTCATGTCCCGGCAAAACAGCTTTATGTAGTGCCCGGCAGCGGGACCGATCCCTTCAAATTTTGCGGAATACTGAAGCACGTAGTGCATTTGCCACGGCAGCCACTGGACGTTGGCGGCTGCGCCCAAGCCCACGCGCCACCTGATGATGGGGTGCGCTTCGGCATTTAGGGCTTTCAGGATTTTGTCCAGGAAGTTGGTAGTGGTGGCGCGAAAGGAAAGATCAGCTTCCTGGTAGCCGAATACGGTTTCGGAAATCCGATGCGTTTCAAGCCCAAGCACTGCGCTTGAATACGGCACAGTTTGACCGGGCATGGCCAGCTCAAACTCTAAAAAGCACTGGCCTTCGAACGGTTTGGTTGCATCTGTCGGCACACCCTAACTAGGTGACGTCCACCGAACTGAACAGCTCGTTAAGCGTATCCATGACTTCGTCCTCCACGCTGACGTCGTGCAGTTCAATCGAGGCGTCACTGGGTTCGTTCAAGGCTTCGAACATCTGTTGAACGGTGTCAGGGCTGTCCAGCAGCAGCTCGCATTCCTCCGAGGTCAGGTCCAGGCCGTCAGGTTCCCCGCTAAAAAACAGGGTGGCGTTGCTGGTATTGATTGTTACCACGCTGGTTTGAATTGCGTCTTTGCGCAGTTCAGCCACGAGGTCGATTAGTCGATTTGGTTTCTTCATTCTGTAGTTACTTCAGATGAAATTCACGGAACGCAGAGAGTGGCTCTATGATCCGCAGGTCTTCGGTAAAAAAGACGTGCAGACGGCTCTGCGCATTCACGCGGAGGCCACGCGCAAGCATTCCGGCAATCCACCTCCAGTTTTTATGGAAGTTGATCGCCGGAGCTGCAAGTACGACCAGCTCTGGCATGTTCCGTTGGATGACAGAACGCAGTTTAGCCGCACGATACCCGTCCCGGCCATCAATAGTTTCGAGCGGCCCGACTGGCGCTTGACCAAAGTCGGGATCGTTCCTCAGCGCAAGGACAAGTTTACCCTGTCCAACCTTATCCTTCAGCAGCTTGACTATTTTCCGATGCGCGGCGATATGGTTTCCTGGAACGGCTACCGGTACATGATCATTAACGTCGTTTTGGAGCCGAACGGCTACTGGCAGCAGACCAACGTCTGGCTGGGCCTGGTCTGCGAATGCGTCATTCCGCCTGACGGGGATGCCCGTCCGTTGGTGGACATTAGCACGCCTCCGCTGGCTGAAATTGCCCAGGTCAACCCGACGCCCCGTGTATGACAGCCGGTGAAGAACTGGAGAAGGAGATTACCGAGTGGCTGATGGCCAAGGCTAAAATGGCGCTTGATGACGGTGGAAGGCAGCGCGTGAACGACACCCTGGGCAACTGGCTGGCGTTTACGGCCAGGACAAAGCCGGTGCCGGACCTGGCTGCGCAGCTTGAAGCTTTTCGTAAACGGATTCAAGCGATGGCTGATTCGCTCAAAGTAGAAGTAGGCCCGTATGGCTACGTAGTTAAGGCAGTTGGTGACGGTCAGACCGTTTTACGCGATTTGGAGCGTGGGACAGACTGGTTCGATCCAGCAGGTAATCTGACTGACATGATAGTCGGTGCAATTTTTGAACAGCGTAGTTAAAGCGTTATGAAGACCGAAACGATTCAAAAAATCCTGAGCGAGTGCGACGGCAGCGCCAAGAGCATTAAAGAAGCTGCCAACCGCATCATCATGGAGGAAACTGTCATTAAGGTCGGTGACACCGTTGCGGTCACAGACGACCTGTCCTCGATTGGTGGCATGGTCGGCCAGGCCAAGGTGAAGTCCTTCAGCGAGGACAAGCAGTACGCCAACTGCGAATTTCCCGATGGCCGCGTCGTCCAGGTGCTGACAAATACCCTTTACCTGGTCGGGTCGTAACCCGCCAAGGATGCTCATAGCCAAGCCGGTCGCTCGACACGACCGGCTTTTTGTTTCTGGGGGCCGGGTTGCTAGTTAAGGTATGCCGAGCGACAAAACGCTGGATGTAAGACCTGGCAGCATTGACTCCACTTCGATGCGCTACCACGAATTGTGGTTGCAGCGCTGGTTCTATTCTCGCTTTTTTGTCCGTGAGGGCTACCCGATCCCGGTCGTTTTTTCGACGCCCATGGATGCTTTCAGCCATTTCAGCAAGCTTTGGGCGGATGAGCAGAACCCTTTTGCCTACCTTTTCAACGTCAAGGACGAGCACGGAACGCCGCTTTACGAACCGCACCCGTCTCCTGTGCGTTACCCGCTCATTTCGATCATGCGGAAAGGCGTCACGTTCCGCTCCTACCAGAATTTCTCCATTCACCGTTGGCAGCACATCAACTGGCCCACGATCAGCGATACCGGCACCGTGGTCCTCGACGGCCAGGTTGGCAATGACCTGGTGAAGTGCGACCTGGGCAACGTGACCACCAGCCGGATGCCCATGGCATTCGATTACAAGTTCCAGGTGGACCACTTTTGTCTGCGCCCCGATACCCAGGCTTTCTACGTGGAGAGGCTTATCAACCAGTTCTGGAGGTCCGGGGGAGCCTTGCAGACCTGGATGGACATCGAGTATCCCGGCTGGGGCACGCAGTACATTCGTCTTTTTGTCGAGGGCAACATCGACCAAAGCGTTCCTGACGAGTATCAGGATAAGAACGTTGAGTTCAGGACTTCGTTTACGTTGACGATTGAGGGCTTTGCTGTCGATCTCAACTACCAGGTCAAACCGGCGCTGTGGAAGATGATACCCTACAGCGCGACACCTGCGGACCTGGAGTACTTGAACGGGTTTTACGAACCGGTGGACCTCCGGCCTGGAGGCTACAACCAGGTGCTGGAGTCCCGGACAGATGTTCCTGCCGCAGGCACTTGCCAGCAGGACATCACCTACGCAGAGTGGGCCGCTTACGGCACCGAGGTCGTTTACCTGGGAGATCAATCCGGCACAGCTGCGGGCGACAACGTCATTAACGGCAACCAGCAGCCGGTGCTGGCACCGACTGGCGCAATCTACGCGCAGCCGACTTATTCTTACGGCATAAGCTCCGAGGTCGTGTTCGGAACCGGCACGGTTCTGTCCGTTTGAGGTGCTTCGTATTTAGAGTATGCGAACGGTGAAGCATAGCGCGAAAAGCAGTGCGGCCAGCTGTCTGGCAAAAGTGTTCATCGTTGGATTTCGTAAACGACTGGCTCCTAACGACGGCAGCGTAGTTAGGTCAACATAGAGACGAGTATGGCAAACATTAACGCGAAAACGTTCCCTGGCGTTTACACGCAGGTCATCGATCGCAGTTTTATACTGCCCCAGACAAGCCGCTTCCGCGCAGGCTTGGTGGGTGTGGCCCGCAAAGGTCCATTCGACACGCCCACAGCGGTAACCTCGCTGAGTGACTTCATCCGGCAGTTTGGGCAGCCCATCACCGGAGATTTCTTTCTGGCGAATGCTGTGGCAATGCTGAGCGACCTGACAGACGGCATGAAGATTGTGCGCGTCGGCAAGGGCAGCACCGATTTGACCGGAGCCACTGCGATTACCACCGAATTTTCAAACACTGGCACGATCCTTCCGTACTCCAAAGCGGCGGTGCTCCTGCCCGGCGTCCAAAATTACGGCGGCAACGCTTCTCCTGCGGTTTACGTGACGATCAAGCAGAATTCCAAGGTCAGCACGGTCAACGCGCAGGTGGCAAACGTCGGCACGCTCGCAGGTGGCTATCTGGGCCAGGACGCGGGCACCGTGACGTTTACGGAAGCGACAGCCATTCAAGACCTGTACACGGCAGGTGAAGTTGCCTACTCTGTGGGCGCTCCGGCTGCCAACGAGGCGGAATCGATTCTCTACGCCTACACCTACGGTTCGATTGCCGGTGACTATGCGGATGCTCCGATCTACAGCGGTGCTTACCAGCTCACGGCGTCGGGCAACAAAGGTGCTTATCAGTTTACGCTGTCGCCTGCGTCTGCCTGGGCTTCTCTGGCCGCAGGTGACCTGCTCAAGATCAAACAGTCGGGCAAGGCCACGACCCACGAGGTTCGTGTTAAGCAGTCGCTCCCAGACGGCACTGTCTATCTGGAAACGACGGATCGCCAGGACATCGGATTCCAGGCTCTGCCGCTCCAGGACCAGTACACCGCTGCCGCCATCCACAGGATGACTGGCCGGATGCCGTTCCTGTGGCTGAATGCAGCCAGCGCTGGCGATTGGGCCAATGGCGACGACATTACCAGCGGCTTGTTCGTGAAAGTTCGTCCCGGTGGCCCGCAGGGCACCAAGAAGTTCGAAATCTACGAAGCGGGTGCGCTGACCGAAACCCTCGATGGGTTGTATCAAGGGGCCGGTAGCAACAGCTACACGGGCCGCATCAACGGCATTTCCCAGCAAATCACCGTCTACGGTCCTACCGGCACTGTGCTGGACATGCAGCCTGCCAATTACAGCCTGGGCTACGCGAATGGGGCTTACCTCATCAACGCAGGCCAGGGCGATTCGGGCGGCAACTTCTACTTCGGTGCCAACGGCGAAGGCGCGACGGCAACCGATTTCATCGGCGAATTTGACCCGGTGGCTGACCGTTTCACCGGTATGCAGTCGTTCATCGACACGGACAACATGCAGATCGACGTGCTCTGCTGCCCCGGCATCACTGATGCCCAGGAAGGCGGGTCGGACGACACTTATCCGTGGGATACGACGGTGTTGCAGCCGTTCGCGGACAGCGATACGACCGGTGTTCACCTGAAAATGGTGGAAGTTTGTCGGCGCGTGAAGGCAGTTGCTTTGATCGACGTTCCTCCGGGCCTTACCGCCCGCCAGGCCATCGACTGGCACAATGGCCAGGGCCTGTATAGCGGACGTGGCCGCATCGACAGCGCCAACGGTGCTTGCTACTGGAACTGGTTCACGATCACCGATCCGTTCACCGCCCAGACCAAGTGGGTGCCGCCGACTCTCGGCGCTCTCCGCTGCCTGGCGTTTACCTTCGACCGCGACAAGCCGTGGTATGCTGCTGCGGGTGAAACTCGCGGCCTCATCCCCGAAGCCAAGACGGTTGAGTTCGAGCACGTCAGCGACGAAACCAAGCAGGCCATGTATGGCGTCGGCACCGGCCAGAGCGTCAACGGCATCTTCCTGGATAACGGGCAGATCAAGCTGTGGGGCGAGCGGACGCTGCAAGTCGCTGAGAGCAAGCTCTCGGTCGTCCACAACGTCATCCTGGTCAATTACGTGGTCAACAACCTGGCGAGCATCGGTCGTCGGTTCGTGTTCGAGCCGAATGACGCCGAGTTGCTGATGCGCATTCGCCTGGCTTACACCCAGTTCCTCGACCAGATCAAGACGGAGCGCGGCATCGAGGAATACAACCTGGTCATCGATGACTCGAACAACAACGCGGATACCCGCAATCGCCGCGAAGTGGTCGTCAATCTGGCCCTGGTTCCTGTGGACAGCGTCGAGCGCATCTTCATCTACTGCACTGTCAATAGTAGCGGTGCGGACCTGAAGAACGCCACGGCGGAATAATCAACCGAAGACATAGAGCAAGTTTATGGCACGTCTCAAGTATAAGAACTCGTTCGGGTCGCAGAACTCGAAGCTCGACGTTCAGCGCGTCGATCTATTCAAAATCACACTGGAGTTGCCGACTGCCATCGGGTTGCCCTGGGATGAGCATGTGGAGTTTGCCATCGAAAACTTCCCTTTCCCTGAGCGGAAAAAGGACGTTACGCAGATCAAATACATGCAGCAGACCAACAGCTTGATCGGCGGCGACACAGCGACGCAGGCTACGGGCATCAAGGTGCGTTACGCGTTTGCCCAGCGCACTGCCGAGGCCCTGGAGAAGTGGTTCTACCTGATCGCCAATCCGCTGACTGGCGGCGTCGGGCTGACCTCCGAGGTCAAGTGCAAGGGCTACTTGCGCTGGCTCGTGCCCAACATGGCCAAGCAGATCGCGGACATCCGGGGCCAACCCCGGCCCGGCGAGGACACCATGATGGACGGCGCTGTTTACGTGCTGGAAGGCTGCTGGATTCAGGGCCTGAAGTTCCAGGACGGCGACATGACTCAGTCGGGCTACGTCACCATGGCCTTTGACCTCCAGATCGACCGCTGGTACCCGGAAGACATTGATCGGTTGCAGATCATCACCTGATGCGCCCGCAAGGCATAGTCACGATTAGCCGTATCGTTGACTCTACCGGCAAGCAAGTGCCGCTGGAGAAAGCGATCCGTTACGGCTGGATTCAGCCCGGTGCTGAAAGTGGCCGGAATTTGTTCGTGGACCAGGGGCGTCAGCTCCTGGCCTACGCGTTTGCGTTCCGTGCTCCGATCGAGAACTTCGTGTGCCAGAGCTACGGCGTGGGTACGGGAACGCGCCCGGCCAAGACAACCGACGTGGCGCTCCAGGCTCCGGTGCTGCTGGCCTCCACGAGCGCCTACACAGCCCCTATTGACTCGATCGATTTCCTGTCCGCGTTCGTGGTCCGGGTCGGCTTTACGCTGGGCCTGGGCGACGCGAATGGCAGCCTCATCACGGAGATGGGGCTGTTTTCCGGCAATAATACGCTGATCGCCCGCCGAGTCAGGACCGTGGGCATCAACAAGACCTCTGACTTTGCGCCGACCTTGACGTGGCGCTTGCGTTTTTAGTATGTCGTCTGTCGCTAAAAGAATGATCGGAGAGGCTGAAGGCGAATTTCTGCCCAGGTCACATTTTGGGACACAGGGCGGGGAAGCAAACTTCCAGTCACTGGCGGACGGCGCGGCTAAACTTGGGCAAATGGCTCAAAGTCTTTCAGCACAGGCTCAAGATATCGGCAGGCTGGCTAAAGAGCTTGCCGACGCGGTAGCGTGGCTAGACAAACGACGGACTCCTTGATTTTATGATGCTTCATGTTACAGACGGCCAGGTTGTCGGAGAAACCTCCAGCACGATGTTCACAGTGCTCCAGCAGGGGCCGGTGTCCATGGCGATTTTCATAAAAAACAGCGGCGTGAACACGATGAACTATCGGTTCCAGGAGTACAACGGGACCGCGTGGGTCGATCTTGGATCGGCGGGCAGCGATTATTACAATACGCTGACCGCTGGCGAGGTCCGCAGCTTCAAGGTGACTTCCAACTACCCGCAGGTGCAGATGATCGCCAATGCTTCTGGCGGCGCGTTCCTGGACTTTTCCGTGACGCGCTATTGGAACCGCGCAGCGGGCGGCGCACTGCCTATCATGGCGCTGTAACGGTTAGTACTCCCGTTCCGCAGGTACGTCTTCTTCGTCGCCAGCAGCGTCTACGCGCCCGTGGTAAAGCCGGTGAACGGGCCGGTAGAATTCCATGAAGTTGGGCAGCTGTAGCTCTGTCACAGCGTCTACAGGGGCCAGCACGATAGGCCGGGCAGGCGGAACGCCAGGCAAAGCATTTCTCAGCAAGGTTAAATCCAGGTCGTGGTAAAAGGCATCCCGTAGGCGGGCTGGTATTTGCTCTTCGACAGCGAGGAGCGCCTCTTCAAGCGTGGCGTCATCCGGCACATTTTCGAAGAGCTTTTTAACCCGTTTCTGACCCCAGCCTTTTATCCCGGCGATGCAGTCCGTTTTGTCCCCAATGATGGCCAGGGCTAAGGCGACTTGATTGGGCTGCTTCACGCCCCACCGGTCACGGATCGCTCGAAGCGACATCGTCGCTTTCTGGTTCAGGCAGTAGTAGTTCACCCGGCCCCCGGCCAGCTGCTGCAAGTCTTTGTCCCCGGAAGCCACGTAAATGGTGTCGGCGTCGCTCTGTTTGACCGCAGTGGCGACCACATCATCAGCCTCATGAGCCGGGCAGCACGCGTGCGCGGTATCGAACAGAAAGGTCAGGTAATCGATGAGCAGAGTGCGGGTGGCGTGGTACTGCTCAGGTTTGGCGGCTCTGCCCTTGTCGCGCTTGTTGTCGCCATCCCAGGCGAAAAGGGTGCGGTCAACCTTATCCCCCAACTTGTCATTGTTTACGTTTAGGATTGTGAGAACAGTCGTGATCGCGGCACGCACGGCGTCCTGCGGGCTGCCATCCGGTTTGGCCATGATGGCGTACCAGCAGCGGGCGTAAAGGCTATTGCCGTCTACGATGAGATCAACCATGGCTACACGCTGGGTCGGCTTTCGTTTTCTTCTTTTACACGCTCATTGCGCCATTCCATGAACAGGTCCAGCGCATAATCGGGAACCGTTGAGAGATCGACACTAAAGCCTTTGCTATCGTCCCAACACAGATCAAAGATTTGCCGCCAGCGACCTTCCTGTCGTCCCCATGCGGCCTGAACGAAAAAACTCCTGATCCAGCACTAACCGATGTGCCCACAGGTTTCCACATTCAGAGCATTTGTGCGGCACGTCCTGGCTAAGGTGGGGCGTGCTTGCCTCAATGAAGTCTTCCAGCTGCTTGGCGTCGTGTGGCGACAGCGACTCGAACCACTCCAGCAATTCCTCAATACGATCCGGCTGTGTGTTGTTGATGGAGACAACCGGGGCGATGAGGTGGGCGACGTGGTTGTTGATGCGCTGGCGCTGCTCCGGGGTGCGCCCGGCGATTTGCAGCTCGTCCCGGATGCGGAGAGGGCGGACATCGACCACGTCCTGGCTGTCGGTAAGCGTGATCGTGTCGAATCCTTTGTAGTCTGCTGCTTTCTGGGCGACGACTTGCAGCTCTTCCGGTACCTGAATTTTGTCCATCTCCTCGTGGCTACACTTGGGGCAGATGCTAAGGTATTCGATGAAACTTTGGTTCGCGATTGAGCGCGAAACCATGAGCACAGCGTTTACATCTCCGAGCACGAATTCTTCCAGGGGACAGCCATTGAGGTTGCAGACCTTGGCCGTGAGGTCGTACAGAAGACGTTCGCGCTCCGGGCCGGTCGCTTTGCTGGCCGCGTCAGTCAGCCAGGCGTCGATGGAGGAATCCCACGGGTAGACGGTGATTTTACCACCTGGGAAGGCGTCAGGTTTGACGAATCCGCCAGAAACCAGGGTGATTTCCTTTTTGAATTTCTCCCGGCGCGGACGACGATCGGTAACATTGCTTTTGATAGGCATGTCACTAAGAACGGCAAATTACACTGTGGGCAGATAAATCGGCGACGGGACCGGGACGATAGGCGCGGTTGCCCCGGCACCAAATGCGCCGGTAGTAGCAGCGCCGCCTGCGGCTGTGGCGGAGGCTGTTGGCCCCAGGCTGGCTCCTCCGGTGACCTGAGAGCTGACCTGGCCCCCGGAAATGCTAAGCACCTGTGCGCTAGCGATCTGCGGCACAGGAATAGGCACACGAATGACCAAAGCCTGCGGTGCCGGGAACGGAACGGTAAACGCAAAGCTGGCGTCGGCGGCGAAGTTTGGCAGGGAAAGCTGGAAGGTAGGCGGAACCGCAACGACCGGCACTTTTTCAGCGACAAAGCGCAGGTTTACCAGGATGACCGATCCGATCTTTACCGTGACCGTGACCGTTGCCTCCGGGATCGCCTTCATCAAATCGATGATGTCCTGGTTGACCTGGTCGAAGGTAGGCTCAGCCTGGGCGATGTAGTTCAGCACGGCCTTGGGGACGCTCAGCGTCGTGAGCGCGGGCATGATGAAGTCGCCGACGAGGTCGCCGTCGATGTTCAGCTGCAAGAACGGAACGGGCACCTGGACCACCACGTTGTAGTTGATCGATTCGCCGAGGTCGGTCGTGGTCACTGAGTAGCTGGTTTGGACAACGCCGGTCGTGTCCACGAAGGCTGACACCCCTGTCAGCGGCGAGATGCCGACGCCCGTGCCAAAGGACGTTCCGAAATAGACGGTCGTCGAGTCCAGGTTGGTCCCAAAGAAAGCTGAGGGGTTTGTGCCGTAGAATACAGATTCAGCCATAGGTCAAATTGTGCGCATGGTGGTGGACGCTGCGGTTAGCGGGAACTGCATGAGGGGCGGGCCGGTCGGTGCTCCGGGGGCGCTGCTGTTGTGCGTGTGCGTCAGGAACCAGGACAAAGCCTCCGGCGTGAGCATGATCGGCGCGTACAGTGCGCCGGTTCCCACAGCAAAGGCTGAGGTATTGAAGACGGCCTGGGGCGAGTTGCACGAGAGCTTGCCGGACTCGATGACCATGCCGGTGCCCAGTGGCTCGCCCAGTTGGACCTTGTCATTTTCCAGTGAAAGGCTGGCTCCAGCAGCGGAGTTGATTGAGATGTTGCCGTCCGGGTCAATAATCACGGCGGCTCCTGACGCGGTGTTGATGGAAATCTGTTGGCCCTGGACAAGGATCATGGACGACCCGGCCAGGAGGGTCAGGCGTTCCGTTTTTATCAGAGTGCTGGTCGGCGCGTTCAGGATGACCTTTTTGGCAGATATGACCGCCGCCTGGAGCGCCTGCAAGACGGTGTTTTGGGTGAGGTCATTCAGGATCAAAGACTGGCCTGCGGGTGTCTGGAGGCCCGCTGTGCCCCCGGTAGCCGACGTGCTGTTCTGGAGGAGCACCTGCTGGCCCTCGTTTGTAGTCAGGGTGACCTTGTCTGGCTTCAGCTCCAGGCTGTGCCCGTAGCGGGTAAAGACGGCTCTGTCGGGAAAGCCGACTCCGGCACTTTGTTCGTACTCGTGGAGCTTCAGGGTTTCGGCCTGTTTCCTGTTTTGCATCAGGCCCTGCCAGACGGGCTTTTCCGGTTCGCCGTCGAGAAATTGGACAGCGACCTGGTCGCCGATGTCCGGGAGCATTGAAATGCCGCCTGAGTAGCTGGACCCGCCCGCAGGCATCCCCATTGGGATCGCCCAGGGAAGTTCGTCAATCGGTACCGCGCCCACAGCGCCGGACGCGACGCCGTAAACTCCCGGAACACGCACTTTTACGCGCCCGAGCTTGTCCGGGTCGTTGACCTTTTCAACGACGCCCAAATAAACGCCTGTGAGCCTCATACTCTAAGTAGTTAGGGCATGGCGCGAGTGAAGAACATAGCCAACCCATGGGGCAAGCAGGGCGGACCCAATCCGCAGCGCACCGACCTGTGGCAGGTTGACTTAAGTGAAGTGGTGAAGGGCGTTAATGAAGCCATTCGCACATCCACACGATCCGCCTACTTTCCTGCGCTGCCTGACGTTCCGCCATTCTTCATCGCGTCTGTCTCCTTTCCAGAACAGAAAATGAGGGCTGAGGCCATCCGGCGTGACTCGCGCTCCTACAATATGCCAAGTTGGGATGAGCCGCTGGAAGCTTTCAGGTTCACCTTCATTTTTGACAGCGGCAACAAAGACAACAGCGACACGATCTCCCAGTCGATGCTCTACACGGTGATGGACATTTGGCGCACACTGGTCCGGGCCGGGCGGGGCGCTGTCGGCAGTGAAGAAAATATCCAGCTCAATTCCAATTACCGAATCGACTTCTCCTGGCCGATCGTGATCCGGTTGCTCAGGGGCACCACGGTTCCGGCTACGCTTTCAACGTCTCAAACAACAACGGCAACGACAGTAAACGCTGACGCTGATGCCACCTGGGACGGATCGCCGATAAGCCAATCGCAGGAAACGATTACGCAAACCAGGTCTTTTGCCCAGTATGCGTCCGAATCTGGCACTCTGGACGTTTCACAGGAAATCGTTTTGGAACAAGCTTGGCTTGCTGGCTTTAAGCTGGGCGATCTCAACTACCAGGCTGCTGGTATTTTAACTTTGGACGCTACCGTTTACGCGGCCAACATTTACCCAACTCGCCGCTCCGACATGGTTCCCTCCTACCTGTGAATCCTCAACGCACGGCTATACTTCAAAAGCTCCGGCCTCCGACAACAGAGGCTGTCCGGGTAGTCTATCCCTTCTCCCGGCCTAATAACATGGGGCTGACACTGGCCGTTAATGTCGGCCAGGCCCTGGTTGCGCCGGGCGACGGCACCGTGGACCAGGTGATTCCTGTGGGTGCCAGGTGGCGCAACGATATTGGACTGATGCGTGCGATGTCCGTGCGCATCGACCATGGCTTTGGCATCAAGACGTACATCCACGGTCTTCAGGCTGCGGCCCGCTACGGAACAGTCACCCGAGGCCAGCAGCTGGGCACGGCCAGCCACAGCCAGATTTTCTTTGCGGTAGAGCTTGATGGCAAGCTTGTGGACCCGTCGTCCCTCAGCTCT